CACTAATTCAATCTTACGATTAATAAGTAGAAGTATCAAGAGGAGAGTTAACTGTTAACTGAACTAAGGGTATTAAATCAGCATCGTATGTAATAGCCCACTTGTTAGCTGTTGCTAAATTTGCATTAGTTGGGTTGTCAGCAGCATCATTCCACTTAGTACCCATAACGTGATACGCAGTGTGATAATCAACAGATAGAACATCTTGCTTAGAAAGAATGTTTCTTTCAGCTTCAATTCTTAATGCAGATTGCTGACCTTCTAGAATTGTTCCAGAAGTAGTTAGGTAGCAGAAAAACTCAATCTGATGACCACTTGAACTAGATGGTGCAACTGTGTTAACAGCAGAATCAACAACAACTGTACAGCCAGCAAATTCACCAACTGCTCTGTCGCTGATTCCAACACCACCGCCACCCCACTGGATACCTGTCCCAGTAGATAAAGCAGAAGTAGAGAACGTTAACATACCAACTTGATATAAGTAGTAAGCAACTGTTGGGTGAACGATAAGAATATCTAGATCTTCACCTCTTTCTCCAAGTAGATTTCTTGCTTTAGCAATAGCAGAAGCAGTAAGGAAGTTAGCTTCAGTAGCACTAGCACCAGCTTTTGCTAAATCTAGCTTGTTGCTTGAAAGTGCAGTTCCAAATAAACCAGCTAAATGTGAAAACAATCTAGCGTTGTTTAGTTTGTTGATTGCATCTGCAAGTTGGTTTCTAATGTGACCCATTGGATCTTCGCCAGCAGCTAAAACTGCAATATCGTCTACAGCATATGCAAATGCTCTATGACAAATAGTTGCAATCTGTGTTCCTGTACCAATCTTTTGTGGTGTTAAATAACCAGCAGTAGATGTACCCCAGTTTGAAGCACCAGTAAGAATTTCTTCTGTTGGAGCAATTGGGTTAAACTCAGGAACTTGTATTCTTGTACCACCTTCGCTTGCATCTAATAATGCGTTACGAGTGATAGCACCAGATTGTAAAAATGCACTACGTTCTTTTATAGCTTCGGAAACGTATGTGCTGAGATTATTTCTCTTTACGATGTCCGCTAATAGGACACCGCCCGAATAATTCTGAAATGGAGCAGCCATTCAGA